TGTTTGTGTTTTTGAGGTGGAAGAGGGCGTACGGGGGTTTTACCTGTGTCGTGGGCTCGGAGATGTGGATAAGGGACAGCCCCTGCACAGCCCCGTCAAAGCGCTTGATCTTGCTTTCGTCGCCGTCAAAAACGAGGCGGGTAATAAGCTCACGAACCAGCATTATTTGCGCCTCGTCTTCTCGCGGGCCTTGGCCTGCGTATCTGCGCGCATGTCAAGCAGCGCATTTGCACGGTAGATGTCGTCCAGCGACCAGTGGCTATCCAACTCTTGCAGGGTCGCCACCTGATCAATCACCAGCCGCCACACCGGCCATTCCTCCGACAAACTGTCGTCTAGTTTGCCGGGGATTTCACCGCCATCAGGCCGCTTAAAGCGCCCATCCCAATAGCGTCGAGGCCGAAAAAACCGTTGGCGCTCACCACAGCAACAAGGGCTTTCATCATTTCGGCGTAGTTCGCGGCGAAAACCTTGTTGATCTCGTGCTCGGACAGGACGACACCGTTGCGCTGCGTCTGCGACAGCAATTCAGCCACAAACACGCCCTGCGGATCGTTCGCCGCGATGGCATCCACAAAGGCCGAAACGCCGTTGCCGAACATGGCGGGATCGACCTCGGCTTTCATCAGATCGGCCACGGCACCCTTGGGCAGACCGCCCAGCACTTCCTTAAGCGCCGGACCGATCATCTTGCCGAGGCGCATCTGGATGCGCCATCCGTGCATGCCCAGAAAAGGCTTGATCTCGTAGTCATGGCCGTTGATCGTCTTGTGAACGCTTTCGGCCATCAGATCGCAGCCTCCGCGCCACCGACGAACATTTCAAGCTGGCCTGTGCCAATCACCCATTCCCGGCCCGAGCTTTCGCGGCCCCCGCCCAGTGACGGCATGGATTGCACCGTGCAGCCATCGGTTTGAGCCAATGACCGCCCGTTGTTGTCCTTGAAGAACAGCGGCACGATCCCGCCGTTGCCCTCGCGGAAATCCTTGTAGATGCCGGTCAGAAAGTCGTTGGCCGCCGCGCCCTCGTTCAGGGTGAACGTGACGGTTGCCAGATAGTTATTGGTGCGGTTGAACACCACATTTCGCCCATCCACATCAACCTGACGCGACACCGCGTCCTCGTCAAATTCGATAGTGATCTCCGAGCCATCTTGGAAACCCTGAATGGGAAATCCGTCGATGGTCAGAAAGTGTTGCTTGGAATCGTAGGTGAAAGTCGCCATTTCCGGGCCTCCTTATGCGGTCACGACGCCCGTGATCTGGGCGAATTTGATTGCGCCGGCCAAATTGGCCTCGAACGTCAGATCTTTCAGAATGCGGTTGGTGCGGTCGCCAAACGCGGTGTCTTCGCGCTTCGGTGCCGAGGTGGTGAAGTCGTTGACCAGCAAGCCGATATCGACACCCTTGGCGAGACGGTCGCGGATGACACCCTCGACGCGGGCGATCCCCTCGTCCGTGAACGGGATTTTCTGGCGACGGTTTCCCGCCCGCGCGATCAGTTCATACACATCTTCGGCCAACCGGGTTTCCAGCCATGCCAAGCCGTGCATGACGTCACCCCATTCGCCACCAGCCATCTTGCCGCCAAGGCTGCGAACAGCGCCCGCGACCTGACACATGTATTCGGCGTTCTTGGCCTCCAGCGCGGCGCGCTGCGTGGTGGTGAACACGTCGCCGGGGATGCCGACAATGGGCTGATCGTGCCATGCTGCGGAACCGGGTCCAGTGGTGCGGCTTTCCGGGATCGGCAGGACGCGGCCAAGGATGGCCATTTCGGGATAGGTGGTCGCGGCCAGAGAATGATAGACCACGCGCACCTGATCGAAGTTCGCAGCGGCCATGACGGACGCCAGATCTTCATCCTCTGCCCCGACCAGCACATCAGCGTCATTGGTGCGCAGGTGAAGCTGACGCAGGCCGGGAAGCGCAGAGACAGCCGTGGCAAGCGCCGTGGCAGCGGCGGGGGCCATGTCGTTTTCTTCGACCGCCACGGCAAACCATGTGTCATTGACCGCACGGATAGCGGCAAGCGCCTCCACATAGGTTTCCTCGGTGGCCTTGTTACCGATGATCAATTCACGCGGCTGCGGCTGCTGTGCGAAGAACGCCAGTGCAGCCAGATATTCAGGATCGGTGGTCGCGAACTCGTCGGCCACCTCATCCATGTTGGCGTAGCTTGCCGCGCGTGGGCTGGATGCTGTATCGCCAATAAAAAGGGGGACGCCAAAGGAGACGCGCGACACCGCCGCCGTATCCCGCAGGATTTCAACGACCACGCGGTCGCGGATTATGCTGATCATTCCTTAATCTCCGTATTTTGTGGCTCGTCTACGTAAGCCCAAGTGTGCTGATATGCCGTCGCACCATGCGCCCGACACGCCTTGTGGATATTCCCGCTATGGACGCTTTTAGCCCCAACGGACAAAAGCCACCGCCGAGCGAAGGATGCGCTTTCAAAGGTCATCCCATTGGAGCAACGCACGCGCTTTTTAATCGTCGTTTTGGCGCTGATAACCCTGTAGACGTAGGCTTCATCTTCCCAACATTTTATTGAAGCGGCTCGCATCGACTCTCGCGCCTCATCAGTCGCGCAAATTTCCTTGTGCCGGGCAGACATGACTTCCTTAGTGCCGGGGGCCGACCACCATTCCTTCATCCGCTCCGATGCCTTTTCGCGCCGCTCACCGTTCTTCCAAGCCTGCCGGAGAGATTCTGATGCATTTGCCCTAAAGCCAGCGTCTTCCCACCGCGCCCTGTGGGACTCGACGGTGCGCTGCCTGTGATCTTCGCGCTGCCACATCTCGCTTGATGCGCTGGACAGCCGGGCGCGAACTTCATCGTCCGGACTACATCCGCCCTTGCCGCCAGCGTTTAGGTTCGTTAGCCGCGCGCCGGTCGCAATCATATTCCGAATTACGGACTGCTCCTTCTGGAACGCTTCATCTTCTGAAAGGCCGCTGGCTAAAATCTCGGCGCGAAAGCCATGTTTTTCGGCAACCGCGCGCCAGTATCTATTCCGCCGGTAAACTGACAGCGCCCTTTTACCGCAACCCTTACCAACGTAGAAAACGAGGTCGTCCGTTTTCCGAATGTGTGCATAAACATAGTATTTCAGGGCGCAGGCATCGGCCATGTTGCCTCGCTTTCGATGTTTTGCGCGCCTGCGCTGCCGGTGATGATGACGGTCGAGATGCCGCCGATTTGGTAGACGAGATCGCGGGTCGCGCTGAATTGCAGCGCCATGACCACACGTGGCTCCATTTCGGAGCCGATGACCGCACCGGCAGACTGCGGAGCGGATAGGACAAGTTGAAAGGCCAGAGACCGGCCCAGAGTGTCTAGGGCGGCGTCTGAGTTGTAGGCGTGGTCAAGAATGCCTTGGGCGACGGCTTCCGCGCTGTAGATCGACCCCGGAAGGCCATGGACCTGAATGTTGACCGTGAGCCGCACGAACCGCACCACGTCGCGCACGAAGCTGGGAACGTAGGGCGGCGGCGGTTCGTCCTCGGGGTCTTCTTCTTCCGGCAGCTCGTAGGGGAAAGGCCCGGTGCCGGGATCAGTCAAATCCCGCACGTTTTCCGAAAAGTCGCGGGCCACGTCGAGAACGGTTTCGATTTTCACCGTCACGAATGGCCGGGGCGGCGTCGGTGCGTTTTGATCCGCGATGATGACCGTGCAGCCAGTCGGAACCAGCGTGGCAAGCCACGTTACAAGCCGCCCATATACCGCCTGCATCAGACCACCCGCACACACAAATAGGCGTTGTGATTGATCACGCCGTTTTGCCACGCATCAGCCTGCGCGACCTCATAGGTTCCGGTTGGCAGTGTCACCCGATCGGCCTTTTGTGTGCCGATCTCGATCAGCAGTGTGTCGTTGGTGAACAGCTTCACAGCGCCGGTCTGACGCCGCCCCTCGGGCAGCCTTTGCATGTCGCGATCCGTGGCGGGCTGGACGCTGGCGCGGATTGTCACACCGAATGGCGCGGGCTGCGTCCAGACGCCGTTGACGTAGCTTCCCGCGCCGTATCGGCTGATCGTGACGGGGCGGCGGAAGCTGGACATCATTCGACCTCGTATCGGACGGCGCTGCGCATCTGGCCCGTGTCGATCAGCGGGTTGCTTGACCCTGTCTCTTATACACCACTGACGCTGCCGACGATCTACACATTGTAGATCACGGTGGTCGCCGTAACCTTAAAAAAAACAACAACACACACAACACAACCTAACTCATCCCACACGAGTACCTA